TGCGTCTATTATACTTTGCGACACCTTTTGCTGTCATACCTGCACCACTCTCAGTGCTTCTCTTGTCACCAGACTTCTGGGACATACCTTTCATGTCTTCCTTCATAGGTTTTACCCTAGTCTTACCAAGAATGTATTTTGGATCATTCTTCATCGCTCTTTGTGCATCAGACTCATCATTCTTATTGACATGATGAATTGTCTTACCACCTCTCTTAGTAGTCTTAAAATTTATCTTTGCTTTCTTTAACTCTTTAGCTTCTTTGACTAGCATACCATCTTTGCCAACCTTCATACCATCAGGTATAGGTTTGCACTTTTTCATATCATGACAATAATATTCACCTTCACCGCAAGACTTTTTTACTTCTAACTGTACCTCATCATTCAATTTATTTCCAACTAATTTTCCTCTTTTTACTTTTTCAAACGGTTTTCTTTTAGGATTATTTTTTGCATATTCAGCATCTGCTTTCTTTCTTGCAGGTGTATTCAGATACCCTCCCTGTTTCTTATATCTCTGTACATAACTTTTGTCGTGCATGAAATTTTCATCTTGGGTCTGCACCTCCTCTTTCTTAGTCTTCTTTACACAGTTGGGGTATCTTTTACCAAACATGGTCTTCATACCCTTCTTCTCATACCCATCCCAACATGCCTCATCGACTTTTTTCTTTTCCTTTACCTTGTCATCCTCTTTCTTTCTCATCTTGGCATCATGCATTGCCTTCATCTGCTCTGAATTTGCCTCACCGAAAGCACCTTTACCAGGATTGGCAGCACCGCCATATTGACCACCAGGATTCTTTGCTTTGAATAGGAAATCTGTCACCTTGCCTAGTACGTTTTTCTTACCTGTTTTTTGATTAGTAGTTATTCTATCAAAAGCTCTTTGACTAGCATCTAATCCTTTTATTATGGAGTCACCTATTCTATTCTCATCAAAAAGATCTTTACCATCAAGGTTATACCAATCTCTTATATCATCAGGCACTCTGTCCTCACTACCAGATACCTTGGCAGCATACTCTCTGCGTTGAAGCAATCTTCTACCTCTTGCCCCTGCATCCATCGCCTTCTTAGGCTCTTTCTTCTCTACTTTTTTACGGGTGCCTTCGCAGCCTCCGTCTTGATCTCAGGGTTTATTTCAATCTTATTCTTTACACCAGTCTCCTTGATGTCTAACTTAGGATTCTTGACTGCCTCACCCATGTTCAACGTCTTCAGGTATTCCATTCTACCTTTTTCACCAGGTAATTTGAAATTTTTAGGGTTTACTTTTGGAGTACGATCTTTATTGTATGGACTGTTCTTACCACCTGGTCTCATTATATCAAAAGCTGGATCCTTATTAATTCCTTCTTCACCTACAAACTCTTCGTTCTTAGGCACACAATTAGGAACCATTCTATTACCTTTCTTTTTCATTCCTTCTTGCTTATGAGTCTTCCAACACTCGCCTACCATGTCACCGAAGGACTTCATAGGTATTACGATTTCAAGACTTTCTTTTTTAGTCTTACTTTTTCCATAATTAGCAGCACCTACTTTACGACACTGAACTAATCTTCCTGAAGCGTAAGCAGATGGCCATACACTTGCACCTGCTTTTACCTTATGATAACAAGCGTCCTTCTTACCACTTCCCTTACCCTTTTTATCTTCCTCATCTATTATCTCACCCTCTGGTTCATACGAGTTTACCAATGGCAAGAAATTAGCACCTAGTCCACCACCTGCTTTATAAATTTTCTTATCAAAACCTTTACTCTTTGCAGTATGATAAGCAGAACCCTTAGTGTTTCTAGAACCATAGTCACCTAGGTTCAAAGTGATCGTTTCATCTACATTAGATGGTGTGCCATCACCATGCTCTACAGGGTCACCATTAGCATCTTTCTGGTGATGCTCCATTCTAGTTTTTTTGTTTGAATGATGACTATCATCACCGAATGCAGGGTTATTTTTATATGGAGCAGATTGTTTTTTCTTTTTCTTCTCCAACATTTTTGCTTTCTTATCCAAGAAAGACTTCATTGCCTTTGACTCAAATTGAGGATGCTTACCAAGTTTCATACCTCTTTTCTTTTCAAGTTTCTCTTTTCTTTCTTTCTGCTTCTTGTCTCCAAATCTCATGGAGACTTTTTTATCATCATACTTCTCTTCTTTCACACTTGAGGTGTCCTGACCGTCTGCCTTACCACCTTTTGCTTTCTGTATCTTATTATGAACTACACCACGGTACTCCTTTGCACCACTCTCTATTTTACCATCACCATCATAGTCCTTCTTTGCTTTTTTCTCTTGCAAATAAGGAGATCTTAAATCATCAAAGGATTGTGCCCAAGGATTACTCATCTGTTTCCAAAAACTTATCGTATATTATTTATCAAAAGTCAACTGGCAACATAAAATGTGATTCTTTTGCTTCAGATACCCAACACCTAAACATATTCTGATCCTCATCTAAACATATAAGATGATTAGCACCTCTTCTTATTACTTTACCTTCTTTACCTCTTGATTCAACCATAGAGCCAACCTTGAATATATCACCAGCGATATATTGTTCTCTTATTGTTCTTTCCTCTGCAGGTATTACGTTGAGCATAACAAAGTTGTATAACTCACCGTTCTGTTCGTACGCTAATTTTGAGATTGCTTCTGCTCTGGATTTTCTAACCACAATATTAATTGCATCAAACCCATTTTCGTATAATGATTGGAGGACATCGTATATTGTCTCTGCGTTGGTGTCATCGATGATGGACTCACTAATCTTAGGGTAAGCATTCTTTAGTTCCTCAATGTTACTTTCTCTACTTGGAAATATGTAGAAGAATCTATTCTTTGATAATTCCTCTACAGTGCTAATAAGATTGTTTGATATCTCCTCATCATCAAACTTATCAAATGCTATGGTCAAAGGTCCATTATCTTTTGCCTGACCAACTAATGTTCTATCACCACCTTGTTGAGGTGCTGCAACTTTTCTATCATCAGGAGTGGGTGGTTGAAGTTTGAGATTGTTTACAATGTCTTTTGCAAATGTGCCACGACCTCTATTGACTGTGCCTACACTTGATCTACCTCCACCCTCATCTTCTTTGGCACCACCACTACCAAAATATTTGAGGTCACCTGCAACTGTTTTTGCAATAAGTTTACCAGTGCGATCATACCAATCACCGTGCCCGTCGCCTACCAATCCCAATCGCTTTGCTTCTTGTGATGCTTTGGTAGTCCTTGCTTCTGTTATAAATGTTTGGAACGCTTTCACTTATCTGTTTGTAGATTTTTTGCTCATTTTGTTTGATAAAACGCAGACCTGCATTTCTCATATGAATATATTTATCATCAGTCTCAGTAAACGCTACAAAAAAACGCATGAAATCTTCCATCTCACGTCTCTGTAGTTGTTTTCTTTTAGGAGAGATGGTGTACATCTCTATAAGAACATCTAACAACTCTTTCATTTCCAATATTTTACTATAGGATGTTCTTCAATATTTAGAGTATGTGGTTTAGGATCTTGATGTAAGATAGCAATTGAATGTTTCTCAGACATTCTCATCCATGTCGGATCATTCCATTTTTTACATTGATCTTCGTATCCCTCTCTATAAGAGTAAAAAATTGATGGCAGTGGTTTGCGAATTATTTTTTCATTGTGATAGAAATCATCTGTGCCATGATATTTCGCAACGTAACTCTTTGGGTTCTCCATATATTTTTCATAAATTTTTTTATTATCTTTCCACATCATACAACTTGAGTTGAAAAGAGATTTTGTAGGATTCGCCATTTGATATGTTCTACCTCTCCAAGATGATTGTATAAGACTAAAATTATTACGTGGTGATTTAGCATCATGTGATAGGAGTTTAGATATATCACCATGAATTATAATATCTAAATCAAAAAATATTTTTCTATCATACTTTCTAAGGTATGGTGAGTCAAATAACTTTATTTTACACCACACAGGCCACCAATTATCCCAATCTCTTTCTACCTTATCATCTATAATAACACACTCAGCGTTTACTCCTTTAAAATCATCAGTGAAACATAGAAAATCTGCATCACTATGTCTTCTTACCATATTTTCAAGTTTATTGACATACTCAGCATCATACTTGTCACCTATCTTGAGACAAGTAAAGCAATAATTATCTGTCACCTGCTTTCCTATTTTCTGAATAAAATTCTGAGAAGTGTCCCTCAGGATATCTCTTCTCTAATTTTTTTATATTTTTATCAAGCACCTCATCCAAATTAATTTCCAATGCCATGCATGCTTGAGCAACATACCACATAATATCACCAAGTTCTATCTTTAAATGTTCAAGATTATCTTCGTTACATGGTTTGCCTTGAAATATTATTTTTTTGACGATCTCCATAAATTCACCAGACTCGGCACTAATCCCAACACTAGCAGTAAGAAGGCGTTGAATAGCGACAGTACCACCAAGCTCTTGTAGACGGTATATAAAAGCGTCGGAGTCTTTAGACTCTGTGCTAGTAACAGTGTTGACGAAACGTTTGTAATTATCAAAATTTGAAGTCATCGAATTTAGCTTTAGATTCCTGTAACTTATTATACTCCTCTGAATCACCATCGTCAAGGATGTCAGTTTGTGCTGACTGTTCACAGTCATACAATCTCATCTTTGCACGATCTATACCAACAACAAATCTCTTGTTTATAGTAGGATCATTATATCTATTTTTCAATTGCTTGACCATTATTTGATCAATTTCTTCCATATCTTCTGTGCTAACAAGGGCAAACATAAGATCAGCAGTAGCTGGAAGACCAAAAGATTCACTTGTGTCAGTAAGATTAGGGTCTGAACTAGCAAAACCAGACCTAGTAGTCTGCGTTGCCGAAAATAGTGGGATAGAAGCTTCGACTGCCAGTCCTCGTAACTCTTCTGCGATTGCTTTGACATAGGAATAAGAATTTACATTTACTGCACTTCTGTATCTAGATGAAGCACATATGTTTAGATAATCTATGAATATTATATCAGGTGTGAAAGATTTTTTCAACTTCAATTCCTGTAATAATGCTTTGAAGTGTCCACAATGTGCTGATGCAGTGGGATACTCTTTGATTATTAATTTACCTGTTGTTTTTGCAGCAAGTTTATCAATTTTTTTATGAAACGTTGTCTCTGGTAATTCTGCTATATCTCTGATGTTTGTGTTCAATAAGTTTGCGTCTATTCTTTCTGCAATCTTCTCCTCTGCCATCTCAAGAGTGATGTATAAAACATTCTTACCTTGTGTAAGACAAGAACTGGCAACATGACACATGAATAAAGACTTACCAACACCAGTGCCTGCAAGAGCAATGTTGAGAGTCTTATCAGATAAACCACCT